TGGTGGAGGCGGCGGGAGTCGAACCCCCAACCCAATCCACAAAAGCATTGATATTACAAGGTTTTTTGTAACTCATCTGCAATTCCATCTGCAATTTACTTTTCTAGTTTCCGCATGACGCTATTATAGACGCGCTCGTTTACAATTTTCAAGCTGTCCATCAGCTCGTCCATGATCTCCCATGCCTTGTCTGGCGGAACATATGCCACTGCGCGCAGAAAATCGCTGTCGCCGTATGTTTCGACGCTAACCGGCGCGGGCGCTGCGGAGTATGCCATTGGCAAAACCCTCTCTCTGCTGCCGCTTTGCTGGTCACGAATGGCATACAGCACGGCAAGGCGCTCATAGTTTGTCCAGCTTGATTCTTCCGTTTCAAGGCGGGCTATCCAGCGATTGACCTCATTCTCGTCGACCATAGGGGTGCACCCCCTTTAGCCCTCAATCGTGTCCATGCAGCGCTGGATAGCTCTGCGGATGCTTTCGTCGTCGGCGTTGTCCAGCATTTCCTGCAACTGGCGTTTCATGTTGTCGATGCCGCCATCACGGGAATAGTGGCCGCGTACGTAGTGCGTGCCGCGTCTCGCATTGGACATATCGCGGTCATAAGCGCCGTGCATACCAGACTGCCAGTCTCCGTCGCGGGAATAGCGGCGAGAATAGTCTTCATCGCGGGAATAGCCGTCGTCCTCCAACATCTCGATTTTATCGATGTTTTTGATGGTGTCCGTCAGCTTGTGCGCAATTTCGAGATCGCCCGCGCCAAGCTCGCCCTTGCGTGCCAGCTCGTCGAGTTCGTCGCACAGCATATTGCGCAGATCATACATTGCTTTCTTGCTCATGTCCATTCTCCTTTCACGCAATTCTCTCAACCGTCAGGTTCGAGTTGGCGAAGTTGACGGCCTGATTGCTGGTGTTTTCCATTGCGACCGTCAGGCAGCAGCCTTTCGGGACGCAGACCTGCGCGGAAACATAAATGTTAAAGTAGTTTCCTACCGCTGCGGGCGTGACGGTCGCCGTTGCGCTGGTCAACGGCTCTCCGTTGATGGAAAGCGCCGCCGTGATGGCCTCGACCGTGCCCCCGGTAGGAATAGCGATGTTCCCACCGTACGAAATTTTATAGAGAGCGCGGCACTGGTTAGTCAGCCCGCGCAAAGTTACTAAACCGGCACCGGCACGGTGAACGATACACGGCTTGCTATTGACCGCTGTTTCGGTCAGTGGGACGTTCTGTCCGGAAGAGACCAAAGCAATGCTAGAATTACTAAACTCAGCCATACTGGTATCACTCCTTCCTCTGATTTGCCACAAAAGGGGCAAATGCACCATTTGCAATCATTTCTGCGTAGCTGGGCGCAAATAATTCGTCCGCTTTACGCAAAAGATCGGCATAATTGCTAAGCTCATACATGCTCATTTCGCTCTTGTCCAGAGTTGCAATGTGATTGACAAATTCCTGCTTGAGTTCGTCAACTGTTTTCACAAAATCATTCCTTCCTAAAGGGGTCGAAATCGACCCGTTTAAAAATACAGCGGCAGGGCTATTGCCCCGCCGCGTTGTTTCCAGTGTCGGCACGGGGCCGACCATCTCGGTAACGTCACCGATATGGTGGCCGAGAAGCTATGCTATGCAGTTGTTAGCAGCCGCAGCCCTGATTGCAGCCACAGCCGCACCCAGTATACTGATACGGGGCCGGAACGCTGAACGAGGGAACGGGGCGCGGATTGTAATACGCGAACTGTGCGCTAACATAGTTACGCATATCAAGCGTCTGAGCAGACTGAGAGGCCGCGAGGTCAGCAGCAAAAAGACGCTGGTTCTGCTCGGCAATCTTCGCATCCTTCGCGGCCAGTTCCTGCGCAGTCAGACGCTGGTCGATGCTACGGAAACCGCAATTCATCGCGTCGATGATGTCACGGGTGTTGGTCTGGATCTGATTGCGCGTGTCGCAGCCCTGCGTCGCCATGTCGTAGCGCACGCCATCGATGCTGCGCTGGGTGTTGCAGCAACATTCAGCGGCCTGCATCTGCATGGCGTTGAGCTGCTGCATCAGCGCCGCCTGCTGGTTGCTGCGGGAAAGCTCGGCATTGCCGAAGCCGTTTGCCATTGCCATGTTGGTGCCGTTGACAAGCTGCGCCTGCTGGTAAAATCCGTCGCAAAGGCCCTGATTTACACTGTCGATCTTGCGCTCGACATTTGCAAAATCAGAGGTCAGCACGTAGCCGTCTACGACGCCGCCGCCGTTGCCGTTACCGCCCCAGCCGTTGTTTCCCCAGCCGCAGAAAACAAACAGGAAAAGAATGATGATCCACCACGCGCCATCGCCGCCGAAGCCGCCAAAGCCGCTGTTCATCATACCGGTTGGCGCAACAGGCATAGTGGCCTGAACGCCGCCGTCAGAAAGAGACATAGTATCACTCCTTTTAATTAAAGTCAGTTTTATCTAAATCGTGGCCACGATAAAGAATTAAAGAAAACGCTATAAATATTTAGTTATTGCATTAGGCTTTGGAATTGCTTTGCCATCTGCTGAAGCTGGTTCAGCTGCGCCTGCGAGAGTTTGCCGCTTTGCAAAAGCTTTTCGACCTCAGCTTTCGGGTCGCCCTGAAAATTTGCCTTGAATTGCTGGAACTGCTGCATCATCTGCATGAAGCCGTTCCCGCCGCCGAGCGCACCGAAAAACGGATTATTCATCGTCATCGTCCTCCTTGCGCTTCTTCTTGCCCTTTAATTCGCCCACAAGCGCCGCCAGCGCGTCAAACTCCTTGCGGGTGACAAATTCCACGCCCTTTTCCTGCGACGCTGTGCGGGGCGTTTCTGCGCGTTCTACGAGGTCGTAAACCTTGAGCGTCGGCTTTCCGCTCGCGTCGGACTGCTTGAGGTACACAGTCGGCGCGGTAGAATCCCACAGCGCTACAGCAGAGTTGGGCGCGATGAGATAACCCCTCGCCTCCTGCTCGCCGTTGACCCATTGCACGCCGCCCTGCGCGATGGGGTTCTGCTGCACTGGCTGCGACATAGGCTGCTGCATGGGCTGCATCATCTGCTGCTGCCGCATCTGCATGAGGTTGTCCGGCATCGGCTGCGGATAATAGGGATTGAAATAGGGATATGCCATGTTCATTCCTCCGTTTCTTTTACCCAGTAATAAAGCGGGATTTCGTTCTCGCTGTTCCAGCTGTCGTAAATCACACCGTCCTGCACGCAGACCACATGGCCAGAAAGCGCGAGAATATACGTCCCGCGCGGGTGCTCATCGGCAAACTTACCGACCGTGTAACAGTCCGGGCAGGTGTCCGGTATGATGTATCTCCGGTAGCCTAAAGACCGCAGATACGCGCCCCAGCAGGCGTTTGCATGGGGCAAGTCACCGTCCAAGTATCCCTGTATGCACAGAGCCAAATAAACCTCGCCCCAGTCCTTCCCCGTCGCTTTGCAAATCGCGCGCACGGTGCAATCTGATACATTCCGCCCTGCGGGGTTGGGATTAAAGTAGCTATACATGGAAAAGCTCCGCGAAATAGACGTAAGTGCGCAGCTCGTCAGGATCAGGAAACAGCGTCAAAATGTCCATTGCCATTTGCTCGGTAAATCCTAAAGCTAAAAGTCGCTCGTACATTTTGCGCACCTCCTTTTGGTGCCTCTATGGTACAGCGTTTCCCCCCTTAAAAATTGCCCGCAAAATGCCCGCGTTTTGCCCTCAAAAATTTCTTCAAAACTCTGTGATTTTTTCTTGACAATACGCTAATATTAGCGTATAATAAGCATGTAAACAAGAGAGGGGAACACCCCGGGAGGATACAAAAATGATGATGAACGCCGAAATGATCAATACTATCAAGAATATCGCCGAAGAGATGGACCTCAGCTGGGACTATGAATTCGTTGGCGTGCGCGTCCAGGAGCAGGAGTTTGAACTTGGCACGATTGAGCACCTCTCCCACCTCTGGGACAACGGCGACGATACCAGCGTCGAGTTTGACGGCATCTGCGTCTGTAGCCTTGACCGCCTGGGCGCCAACAATTATTTTGGCAATCACGTCGCGATCATTTGCGGCAACGAGGCCGAGTACGGCGAGGACGACGGCGAGCTCATCATCCGTGACGCCGAGGTCGTAAAGGTCATTTGCTAAGAGGAGGAGATAAGATGCGGAGAAAGTACAGCGACTGCCAGCGGGCGGACGGCGACTGCACCGCCTGTTCTCTGGTCAACTACGGGCGGGACTGCCACAACCGCCCCATCACTAAGCTTGAGTGGTCCCGACGCATGGCAGACATGACTCAGTCCGAGCTTGCCAAGAAGTCCGGCGTCAATATCCGCCAGATCCAGCGCGTGGAGCTGGGGGAGGCGGAGGCGGGCAACCTGACCGCCAAAAACCTGCTTGCCATCGCCGACGCGCTGGGCGTAGATGCAAAATTTTTGTTATAACGCGGCAAAGGAGACTGTGTATGCGGACTAAAAAATGTATCACCTGCGGCAAGATTTTTTCCACCGATCGCGCAGAGCAGGCGAAGTGCGATGACTGCCTTGCCGCATCCCGGTCGACCACCCTGCGCACGCGAACCTGCCACACCTGCGGGGCCAACTTCATCGGAGGGCCCAGAGCCAGTTACTGCCTAACCTGCCGGGCAGAGCGGGAGAAGGTCAGGAAACAAAAGTACCGGGCCACCGGTTTTTCCCGGCATCTGGGAGATATCGATAACTGCGTGATCTGCGGTGGAGAGTATGTCGTCCAATCTGGATTGCAAAAGTATTGTCCAAAATGCGCCCCGGATGCCGTCCGTGAAATCGACCGTGCGCAGTCAAAAAGCTGGAACGCCGTACACGATTACTACATAAAACGCCACGAAAAATCCCGCAGCGGCGTTAAGGTCTGTGTCGTCTGTGGCCGGGAGATAGTCCCCGGCACCCCCACCGTTACCTGCTCCCCTGAGTGCGCCGCAGCCCACCGAAAAGAGGTCCAGCATCGCGCGGACGCCAAGCGCCGGAGCGGGACGAAATCAAAGCAAAGCGAAGTCAAAAAAGAGAGCACCGACTAATCAGTCGGTGCTCTCTTTCTGCCCGTCGGCAAGCTTGCGGTAAGCCCGGCGGCGCAGCTTGGCGAGGCCGTCCACGCTCATGTGGAGCTGAGCGGCGACCTGCACGAGGGAATGCCCTCGCACGTCACACTCGATGAGGCATGCCATTTCATCGGGCGGCAGGTCATAGGCTTGGATGTATGCTATAGCCCTGCGCGGGGCCATAGAGGATAGTTGCGCGCGGATCGCTCGGTGCTGCTTGTCCATGCTGTGCGCTGGGGCTTGCAGAGCGCTCACGCGAGGGGAGACGTTGCAGGTCTCCCGCCCGTTTTCCTTTCCGTGCCCGAATCGGACACCGTTATTTTGCCGCTCTCCGGATCATCGTCACGGCTTCCTGCCGTGTGATAAGCCCCTGCGGGGCGCTGCCATCCGTGATGCCCGCAGCCTTTGCCGCCGCCCAGTCTTTGGCCGCCCATGAAGAGACGGGCTTGGTGTCGAGCTGCGCAAGGTAAGTGTCCATCATCTTGTTAAACGTTGCCTGATCCATGTACTCCTCCATTTCCGGCGGATACTTGCCCGCCAAAATCATGCTCCCTGTGTATCGCATATGGCCGTCCCACTGGAAATGCGGCTTGTCGGGAAATCTCCGCCAGTCGCCGCCCCACGAAAAGCCGACCTGCTTGCCGATCTGCCCGCAGCGGGCAAAGAACGACGGATCGTCGTACTCATGCCCCTTGACGTTTTTGCAGATGTCGAACGCAAGCCCCGCCTTGACGCCGTGGAACGTCGGGCGCGTCGCGGTCTTTGCCGCGTAGCCGTTCGCGGCAAGATAGCGCTGGTACTCGTCATCCCTGACCGTCTCCGTTACGAGCACTGGAAGCCCCGCCTCCTTGCAGAGGTCAAGAAAGATGACGCAGTTTGCGCGCACGTCCGCCCGCAGGTCGGCGATGTCCCTACTGTGATACATCGCTATCACCCTTGCTGTCGATCACGTCCTGCGTCTTCTGGCTCTGCGTGCCAAAGTAGAACGCGATGATAACCGCATAGATCGTCATAAAGTCCTGCGAAATGTTGCCCGTCACCGCCATATACGCGAAAACGCCCGTCAGCACCAGCGTCACGATGCTCTTGACGCTCATGAGGTTTGCGATACGCTTGATAATTCTTTCGTTCATGTTATTCGTCCTTTCCCTTGATTTTAATTCCCGCCAGCAGCCCCAGTTCCGCCGTCCACGCGGCGAACCACGCGACGGTCAGGCTGTCCGGCACTACCTTGTCATGTGCGGTCAATGCGAGCACCGCAATGCAGTACCAGCAGAGGTTGAGCACTGCCGCGATGACGTACTTGTCCCGCTTTCTCAGCTTCTTCATAAGGCCACCCCTGCCAGCAGCCACGCGATAAACGCGCCCGCCAGCGCCGCGAGAGCCTTGTCGACCAGACTGTCCCAGCGTTTCCCCGCCTTACCCGTGATGGCCTTCACGTCCTCTTTGATCTCTTTGACGTCGCCCTCAACGGTCTCCTGCTTGGTCGCCAGCACTTCGACCGACGTTGCCAGCCTGTCAAGTGCCGTTTGGTGCTCCTGTAACTCATTGATTCGATGCGTATTGCTCTTGCACCTGCTTTCGATCAGCGCGATCTCTGCGTCATCGTAGTGCTTTGCATTATCCATATCCCGCTCCCTTTCTGCGGTCTTAGACCGCCGTGAAATAGTTCCCTACCAACTCGTGTGGCAGATACTGCAAGACGATCTTCCCGCCCGCGGCCTCGCCGGTACGCTCGCACAGGTATAGCTTAGTGTCTTCGGGGTCTTTGTAATAAAGACCATACTCGTACTCCATGCCGCGAGCGGCCGGAATCGGGTCATCTTGAGTACCCGCGTGGTCGACGTTGATGATCGTCCACATGGCAGGGGTGGAATGCGGCGGCCAGTTCTCTTGCGTGGTGTGGCCCTGACCTTTGTTGACGCGGTAGACGTGCAGCACGCCGCTTTCGTCCGTATCACTGCGGCGGTCGCCGGGCTTGACGGTCTCGCCGATGTGATCCGCCCAGCGCGGGAACAGCTCGGGCGACTTCGCCGCCTCGCCGTCAGAGAGCGACGCGCTGGCCTGTTCGATCATCGGTCGCAGCCTTGCCGCGCGCTGCGGCGTGATGCTCTGACCGACCAGCGCCGTTACGGTCGCCGCCGAAAGCTCGGATTCCGTGGGCTTGCCCATCTTAATGCTGACGGTGCCGTCGCGGTGGTCGGTGATGTCGCCAGCAAGGCTGTACTCGCTGTTGTCGTACTCGTTGACGACCTCTTTGGTCTCGCCCGTGGGCTGGCCCTGCTCGTCCAGCACGTCCTGCGTCTCGCGCTGCACAATGCTCCACGGCGTGTTGTCGGGCAGCAGTGCCGCCACGGCGTCGTGGGACATGGTGAGGTAGATGGTTTTGGTGTCGCGTCCGTCCCACGTGCGGTCGTTGTTCGCACCGCTGACCGCTGCGGGATATTCCGTGTTGTTGACTTTTATGTAGATGCTCATATGTGCTCCTTTCTATTGCTGCACAGCGTTCGCTTGCAGCCATGTTAAGAGGTCTCCCGTAGGCGGCTCACTGAATGTGATGGTGCGGTAAGCGTTATTCACCCAGCCTTTTGTGGAATAATACACATCGGTTGACCCGATGGCCCTCTGACCGTACCCGATGGCATAAAGGCCCGTGATCAGATAGTACCCCATAGTAATGACGTAGCATTCTTGCGTGCTGGATATTGCCTCGCAAATAAAGTCTGCGTTCCAGCTTACCTGCGAATATGGGATATCGGGCTTTTCGTTGATAACCCACGTCTTTCCGATTGTCTCCTCAAATGTGATGTCATACCCCGTCCCGCCGATGAGCGTCCTGCCCTTGAGGATGTTGTACACCGTGCCGTTGACGAGGCACTTCCCGCCCTTAACGTCGTAAGCAGTGCCGTTGACGAGCGTTTTTGGTAATGTAGGGGTTTTACTTTTCGTCGTAAAGCTTCCGGATTTATCGTACTGCGATCCTGCTGTCACCCAACCCCCGGACGTATGTTTGTAGTAGAGTGACGCGCTCCAGTTGTACGTTGTCCCCGGCGTCAGCCCCGTGATGTCGAGAGAAAAAGTGTTTTCGCCTCCGCTTGTCTCCGGCGATAACGCAGAAAATGTCCCGACGCCGCTGACGGCAACGTCCATGCGCCGCTGACCTTTATAGCTGCTTGACCCTCCGGAAAACTTTCCGACTGCGTGGGCGATAGTCCCGTTGCTAGAATCCGGCGTTATCTCTACAGTAAATGTATCCATTTCCGCCTCCTTAGCCGTACACCCAGTTGATCGCGTAGTCCTCGGTGGGCGTGGTCTCCGTGCTCACGAGTGTCTGCTTGACAATGTTGCCGGATGCGATATAGTCGCTGCCGCGCGTCGCCGCCACCAGCCCGCCTGAGCCGTTGCCCTTGAGAATGTTGGTCGTGGATGGAACTGTTGGAACACTGACCGTGACCGCGCCCGTCTTACCATTGACCGACGTGACAGGATACGGTGGCGGATTGTTCTTACTGTACTGCTTGACGTTGTCCACATTGCCGAGGCCTACATCTCCCTTTGCAAGGCTCACCGCGCCTGTCTTACTGTTGACGCTTGTAACCGGCGCACTCTGCAAGGCACTGTCAGCCTTGCCCAAACTCGCCTGCACGTCGCTTGCAAGGTCGGATTTTGCCACCGTGGACTTAAAAGCCAGAGTGCCGAGGTCGGCGAACCACTTCGCGATTTTGCCGAACAGCACGGAGAGCTTTTCACCCGTCGCAATATTTGCGCGGGTTCTCGCTGCCGTGAAAGCCGCCGTGACATTACTGCCGTCGCCGGTCTTGTCCAGCTTATTGATGAGCGCCGAGTACACGCCGCCGGACTGTACGGGGTTCGCGCTGCCCTGCGTAGGCGTTGCGTCGGTAGTTACCTTGACGTCCTTGATAGCGTTGTCAATGTATGAAAAGATGTCCTGGTGCTTGTTTTGAGGGTCATACACTGAGGCCAGCATGTCACCCGTACCAGCACCAGAAGCGCCACGGCAATAGCCTGCGTCATAGCTCGTGCCGTTCGACAGCGTCACGATAAGGTGATAGTCGCTCTGCCGGATGGTAATACCGGTAATTGTGGGAGCATCCGTGCCGGGGCTGCCCTGCGGACCTTGGATGCCCTGTTCACCCTGTGGGCCGGTGTCGCCTGTTGCACCTTTTTCGCCGGTTTCACCCTTGTCACCCTTTTCGAGCACAAGGTTGAGCACCTGATTTGGGGCTTCTCCGGTAATGGTCGCGCTCGCCACCTTGCCGGACGTGACCGAGCCGATGGTCAGCACGTTTGCGGGGCCTGCGGGGCCTTGGGGGCCGGTCGCGCCTGTTGCACCGGTCTCACCTTGTATGCCTTGTTTACCCTGCGGACCGGTCGCACCCGTCGCACCTGTCGCACCGGTGTCGCCCTTGCTGCCCTGCGGGATGCCAAGCGCCAGCGTACCAGTCGACTTATCGTAGGTCGCCGTTGCCAAACTTCCTGCGGGCAGTGTTGTCACCGTGACCGATACAACGCTCAGCGTGACGAAGTCCAGCAGCGTTGCGCCTTTGAGCTTTTTCGCTGTGCCGCCCTGCTGCAAAACAAAAAGATCTTCGTTGGTGATTTGTGTTGCTTGAGTGAGGTCGGAAATTGCTTTATCAGCCATCTGTTACCTCGCTTTCCGTCTCGGCAGCTTTCGCGGGCGGCTCTGCGGGTACGTGCGCCGCCTGCTGGTCGAGCCGCTCGAGGATCGCATATGCCTGCCGCAGCTCTCCCTTGACCTTTGCCATCTTCTCCGCGTCGTTCGCGGAGATCATCACCAAGGACAGCGTATTAAATGCGCTGTCAAGGATCTGCATTGCCTGCTTTTTCATAGTGCCTCCTTATCCCGACTCCCACCAAGAGTCGGTGTAGATTTCTGCGTTGTAGGGTCTCCACGTGTCCGTGTAGATGTATGGCGTATACGCTCGCCACATATCCGTGTAGATGTACACAGCGCCGCCCGTAGTGCCGCCGCCCTCTGTGGTAAACGATCCGCTGTCGGAATAGCTGGTCTCCACCCATTGATTGAGGTTGGTGTCCCAATAGCAGAGCACTGCCTCCCAATCGTAGGTTTTGCCGGGAGTAAGTCCGTCGAACGAATCCGTAAACGTGTTGTTCGCGCCGGAATCCTCGTTCGAAGTCAAGTAATACCCGTACCCCAGAATGCCGGTCACGTAGATTGCACGTGCTCGGTCGTGGTAGCTGTCTCCGTAAAACGTGCCGTTGAGAACGGCTGTCGTCGACCCCGTCGCCGTAACGCTGACGCTAAAACTTGCCATGCGTCACCTCACTGACGGAGGAAAAACAGTTTCCCCCAGTTACCGGCCGGTAAGATATTTCCGTACATCTGGCTACCGATATACAGCTCGCCGCCGCCGAGCGACACAATGTTGTTGGACAGCGTGATAAATCCACCGTAGGCGCCGCTGGCTTTTAGGTATACATTGGTCGCCGATTCCAGCTTGATACCGCCATAGAGGGTTTTGATGCCGACACCGTAGTCAACGTTCGTCTCCACAAGCGAAATTTCGCCCACTTTGGTATTGCTGTTTGCCAGGAGTTCCACCGTCTGGCCTCGTAACTTTTGCGCTGTGATAGAGGTCCCGTCGATGTACGTTGCGATCGCACTATTGACCTCGTTTGCGTTCAGGCCCGCGTTGTTGTCGACGTAGGTCTTCGTAGCATAATTCGAGCCGTCCTTGAGATCGCCGACGCGGATGCTGCCGGTCTGGATTTGGTCGGCTGTCAGCGTACCCTTGATATTCGCCGCATCGACGTACAAATTGTCCGTCTTGATGCTGCTGCCGTTGATCTTGGTCGTGCCGCTCGCGTCCGTCACCGTCAGGCCGTCCAGCGTGGTTTTGACCTCGGTGTACTTGCCGTCGATGCCCTCGACCTTGAGCATGATCTCCTTGCTGGTCTTGGTGATAATTGAGCGCGTTTCGGCAATCTTACGGTTGAATTCCTGCACGATGTACCCCCCAGCCGGATATTCGTCTTCCATCTCCGCTTCTCCGGGGGAAGAAATGCCCGCATATCCGCGGCCATCATCAGAGAGTTTAGACAGCGGCGAATAAATGCCACCAACCGTCACGCCGTCGCCCAGCTCTGCCGCTGGATCGATGTTTGCTGCGCCTGCTTCGTACGCCTGATACTGGTAGCCTTTCATGGTTTGCAGTAAAGCATTTACCATTGGCTGCGTGGCGTGTGGGCAACTTGCAATGACTTCCATGCCGGTATCATCGCCCGCCGTCAGGCTATTTTCGTCGTCCACAAGCAACGTCACACGGGAAATAGGCTTATACTTGCCATTGTCGGCAAAGCTTGTAATGTCGCCACCGACGTAATATTTATCAGACAAGAATCCTCACCCCTCCAAATGTGATAGCGTTGCCCGCTTCTGTAATAAGATAGTTCGTCTCAGCAGGCATGGACAACAGCGGAATAAGCAGCAGTTTCCCCGCATCGGTGATAATCCAGTTCCCTCCGTGCGCCGCTGCGATAAAACATAGCTCATTCCGGATGGTGTAATCATTTGCGGGATAATCGATGGTATACGAGCTGTTGAGCACTGTGCGGCTGTCCATCTCCACGCCCATCAGCTGGCAAAAGATGTTTACAGCGTCAGGCATAGTCATCGGGAAGTTAAGCGACTGGTCTGGCTCCCACACAACGTCAGCCTTTCTCATAGCGTCGTATGCTTCAATTTCCCAATAGTCTCCATCGCAGGAACGGCGGTTGGTAAAAAACACACCTTTGGGGATCCAGTCTGTCGCCTGACTGCCATTAACAAGCCTGAGATAACGCTTGATCGTTGCGGCGCGCGGGATATTGTCTGCAATGACTGCAAGTTTTAACGTCGCGCAACAGGCATTGCCAATCCCGAACTCCTCAAACAACTGCGATTCAACGGAGTGGGAAACCTCTGCATCTTTTCCGTACTCTACGTCGTTGATGACAAATTTGAATTCGCGCTCCGTCCCGGGCTTGTGGAGCAAATCATGCCACAGTGCACTTGTTGTCTGCCCCATGTTACACCTCGATCAAATTAAACGTCGCGCCGCCCCACACCTCGTTATCATCTGCCGCTTCTTCAAGCGTGCATTCCATCGACGAGCAATAAAATGTGCTTGTGCGCACACCATGCAAGTCAAGATACTTTACGGTGCAGGTCGTTTTGTTGAGGTCGTCATCAAGCTTTGCCAACATATCCCGCGGGATGGAGCGTGTCGTATAGCTCAGCTTCCGTTTTGTGGTGATCTTGTCGCGCCGCATCTTGCCATCTTTGGTACGGGTGGTCTTGTCGCTGTCAAGGTCGTTTCTGCTCCACCCGTACCCTTTCGTTGCGATTGCGGACGAATAATCCGTGCCGTTGATAATAAGGACTTCCATGTTTGCCCCTCCTTAGTACAGCAGCACGGGCTTACCCGCTGCGCGTGTCATGTTGTTGATATTCTTAACGGTGCTGCGTGCGATTTCCTTACCGTCGAGCTGGATAACGACCGTTGTTGCACCGCCGCCCGATTCCGCCATAGCTTGCTTAAATGCGTCAACCATCGTTGCAAGCGGCGTTTCGATGTTCGTCCCGCTTTTCTGGTCGCCAAGCACGGCAAGAAATTCCTTGTTGGGGGGGATAACCGCGCCGCGAGCCAATGCAGGAGCGGAGATACGGCTAATTGATGGAGCTCGAGAAGGGCTTCCAAAGCCCCCGCTTCGGGTCCCAAATCCTCCGCTGCGGCCAGAATTCGATCTTGCAATAGAATTTTGAGCCTCAACGAATTTGTTGCCAAACCAGCTAACGGCATTAGCCACCCACGTTTTTACAGCCTCCCATGCGGCTTTTAAGCCGGACAAAAGGCCGTCAATAATCCTTCGACCTAACGCTTTCCAGTAATCAGCAGTAAAAAACTTCGAAACGCTGGTATTCCACCACTGTTTAATGTTCTGCCACATTTCTTTAAGCTTGGTAAGAAGTGCACTCCAATCCAGATCAGATGCAGCGGCAATAGCCGCGCCGCCAGCAATCATCATCCCAATGCCAAGTGGAAGATTTGCGCCGGAGAAACACAGAACCGCACCGATAGCGATAAGCGAGACGCCAATCGAACCCATAAGAGATTTGATTGCGGCTTTTGTCTTTTCGGGGGCTGTGTTCCAGTTCATGGCGACCGACGCCGCAATAGATGCTGCACCCGCAATCATTAACCCAATACCGAGAGGTAAGTTTGCTCCCGAAAAGCAAAGCACTGCGCCGATGGCAAGCAAGGTCATTCCGAGCGCCATCATTAAGGCCGACAATGTATTTTTTGTTTTGTCGTTTACTGCATCCCAGTTCAAGGCGACTGCCGTTCCCAGCATAGCCGCGCCTGCCAGCATAAGCCCAATGCCGAGGGGGATGTTTGCGCCAGATAAACACAAAATTGCACCAATGGCGAGGGCAAAAAGGCCCAGCACCGAAAGCACATTTGTCAGTGCAGCTCTAAGGCGGTCAGACATTGCGTTCCAGTTTTCTTTAATAAGTGTAACAAGCCCAATCGCGCCCGCCGCCATAAGTCCGATACCGAGAGGAATGTTTGCACCGGAGAAGCAAAGAATTGCACCAATCACAAGCGCCGCAGTCCCTAAAATAAGCAAAACATTTGTTATTGCGGCTCTCAACTGGTCGCTCATCGAATTCCAGTTAAGGGCGATTAAGGAAACAAGACTAATTGCTCCTGCCGCCATAAGCGCAATACCGAGAGGAATGTTTGCACCGGAGAAGCAAAGAATTGCGCCGAGAGCAAGCAATGCGCCACTTAAATACGCTGTAATTTCATCAATTTTTGCTTTGTATGCGTCGCTCGTAAACTGATCAAACACGGGGGATAAGCGGTCTGCGAGAGCGGATGCCGCGCCGCCTCCGCCGCCCTTATCGGTTGATAATTGATTGATCTCGTCAAAGCTTGCCAGCGAACTAACGGTGCTCTTTGCCGCAGAGCCGACACTTTCAATTGCATTGGCTTCCTCGTACATACTCTTTGCAGCCGCCGCCGATTTTTTTGTAGTTGTCCCGAAAATCATTGAAACAACATTTGCGATCGCACTCACAACGTTTGTGAGGATCCTTACCAATGCCGTAAATGCCGGAATAATTACATTGAGCAAAGGCTGCACGAGAGTTAACAATGCGCCCTTTAATTGACCTATCGCCGCCGCTGCATCATCGTTAGCCTGAATGGTTTTCCAGAGATAATTTCTGAGGACAGATAGCGCTTTTGCAATCATCGTAAACACGAATGCGCGAGGGGCAAGTTTTTTAACTCTATTTGCGAATTTATCCATATATGCTTCTGCGCGTTTGGTTGCTACGGACATTGCGTTAGTATTAGTCCCAGCCGCAGAGATTTGTGCCGAAAGCTCACCGGCTTTTTCTTTCGCACGATCAAGGCTCGCGTTGTTCGCATTTATGTACGAATCCGCCTTTTCGATTTTTGCATTTACGGAATTCCACTCTTTTTGAAGCCCATTTACATATTGTGATTGTTCTTTAACTGCGCCTGACGTATAAAACGAATCTCCGCGCTGCATCTGGTCAAGCTTTGCTTTTGCGGCATCGAGTTCTGCGCCAAGCTGCTTTGACTGTTCAAGCAACGGCATTTTTTCTTGCTGTTTTTTATAGATTTTATCGTTGAGCGAATCGATCTTATTTACAAGCTTGTTAAGTTCTTTCTGCGCTTGTTTATCGTCCGCGTCTACAGTAATGACAATGGATCCATCTGCATTCGCCACATGACCACCTCCTATTATTGTTGACTAAATTCTTTTATCGATATATAGTAGCGGGGAAGGGAGGGATTTCAGTGAAAACACTGAAAAAAATACTTTTTTTCTTTTTGGGATGGTTTTGCAGCACAATTGTTCTTCTTCTGTCGGAAGATATTTTCCCAAAAGGACCAGACGGGAAGGTTGGGACGTTCGGGTCTTTGGTCATCGTCTTTTTGCCTATCATCATTGGGGTTCTTTTTGTTATTCGCGTTTATCCGAATATAGAAAAATCAAAATCTCAACAAGCGCCATCCCCCAATCGAATTACTAAACTAAAATTGCAGTTAGTTTCAGGGCTTGATCTGCCAAGCGGTTCTATTTGTGCCGCGTCACTTTCTAATGATTTAATTGAATTCTCTGCAAGCGGACAAACGTTTTCGCTTCCAACAGATAAGCTTATCGACGTATCTGTGATGACCCCGCAAGAAATCCAAACGCAATATGTTTCCAGCGTTGGCGGAGCAGTTGCCGGAGCTATTTTTTTAGGGCCTCTGGGCGCAGCTATCGGCGGATCTGCCAAGAAAAAGACAATGAAAAACAAGAAACGCTTTTTAGTAATCACTTACTTTTCTGGCGAAACAAAATACATCGTCTTTGACGTAACGGTTCGCCCGCAAGATGGTAAAATGGTTGAATCCCGATATAAGTCTTTGAAAAAGGCCGATAAAATCATGGTTGATCTGTAAGAATGCCAGCCCTCTATGGGCTGGTTTCTTTTTTCCCTAACCACATATCAATTGTTCTATTTTCTTCGACCGTTCGATGCTCTGGGAGGTCAATGATATCTCGATTCCTCCTGTAAAACTCTCTGTCGGATTTGTCGAGCGCTTTTCCTCTTGCTTGCAAATCCCTAATTCGGATCACCTGGGAGAATAAGCAGTCCCCAATTTCCATATATGCACTAAGAAATGTCCACCAATGGACGCCGCCGGTGTTGGCTTCTGGGTCGTATTCCATTGCTCGAATTTCATAACCAAGAATTCGGTTTACTGGCGATACGACAAGAGAAAAATCTTTTCCCCAATCAACAAGTTTGGGCTGCTTCTTGCCGTTGTCGGCATTCTGCCCGCCATTAGCAAACCAATAGAATTTCTCTATCGCTTCGTCATAATCAGGCAATGCGTCAAAATCCATGTAAAAACGATTGAGGACAACATAAGCGCGTTCTTCATCATCTAAGGCGTCATCATTCAGCGCATCAAAGATATCCAACATTACGCGATAATCGTAGCGGATATCAAACCATTCGCCTTTGATTTCAACCTTTTTGGGAAGCCCGTACTCCATGCTGCAATACCGCCTTTAATGGTTTTTATTTCGATCCAGATACTTTTTAATGCGCGGGTTGGTGAATTTCTGTTCTCTGGAAAACGACGTGTCGATCTCATCCATAATGGCAAGCATAAGATTGCACCAAACAGGCACACCTTCCGCCATTGCGTATACATTCATGCCGCCAAACAAAGCGTCTGCGACGGGGGCATCAAAAACGCTATCGATAATTTTGCGCATTTCCGCATCGCGCTCACGAGCAAAAGCGAAAATCTGCTTTTTATCCCCCATCTTCTCGATCTGGGCCTTATATCCTTCCTGCTTTTTGTCCAGCTCTTCAAACGCGAGATAAAGCCGCTCGACAAAGTTGCTATCGGTCGGGTTAAACGACACATCGCACTTCCCGTTGATGGTATATGTTACAAGGCCGTCTCCAAAATTCAGTTCCATACTTACCTCCGAAATGAGGGCTGACAAACGCCAGCCCTCTTTGATTTAGTCCTCTGTAAACGTGACAGTGCTGCCGGAAATAGCGGCAGTGCCGATGGTGCGCGTGCCGCCGAGCGTCACGTCGATAGGCATACCGATAAAGCCGCCGCCCTCGCCGCCGAGGGAAGAGGGCTTGACCATACAGGACGAATAGCGCTCCGCAAATACTGCGGTCTTTGCCGTGCCTGCATAGGCGTGGACAATCAGCACGTCCTGATTCGCCAGCGCCGCCGCGTTCTGCTCCTTGACCGCGAGATTCCAAACCTTGACGATGGCAGGGTCGCCAGCGTCCAGATCAGACGGGTCAAATGTCTGCGTGATGATGGGTTTCTTCATGGTCGTGCGCGTCGTGCCAAGAATATCCTTCGAGGAATCCTCCTGCCAGTCGTATTCCATGCTGGAATCTGTGACGCGCGTACCGAGGGGAGACCACGTGGGGGTTCCGGCTTCGCCCGTATTGAGATACGCGATCAGAAGTTCGCGGTCTACGGTCTGCCCCGCCGGAGTGTTAAATGTCGTATCAGCCATTTTTAATCACCTCGTAGTTCATTTTCATAAGGATTTGGTGATCCTCGTCGCCGTTCTCATACATGGCGAAAAGAGAGGATCGCGTTGTAGGCTCAATACGGATGACGCGGCGACTGTCGCCAATGTCAGGCGGCGTTTCGCTTGCTGCCCAATCGCCCAAGGCGTTAAGCAGCTCGTCAGCCTTGAGCCGTTTGTCGTTGCTATTCCCCGGTTTCATGCGGTAAATGACCTTGAATTGGTATTCCGCCTGATACCCGCCGAGAATGTATTTCTTGACGATATACGCCGCCTGAATCGTAGACAGCGCCATTGCCGGAGTATCAGCGGGAAGAAATTCGAATCGAATCAAATCAACCGGCTTATCCGGGAACGTGTTTAACCACGCAAGCAGCTTGCGGGAGACCTGATCTTCCTCCGCCGCCGAAACCGTCTTTTTAACCTGTTCCAAATTTCTTCACCGCCTTATCTGCTACGCGCACCCACTTATCAAGGTTTTGCGCCTTAGATGCTTCAAACCAATGCGATTGTGCTTGTGGATTGACATCCGTCCTGAACACCAAATTCCGATCTGTCGTTACCTTGTGCTCGCCTTTTCGCACCCAAGAGCTGCCGGTTTCAGGGTCTACCATCAGCTTACCGTTATAGAGGTATCGGGCATAAGGCCCAGGATATACAATGCTGTTTCCGATAACTCTCGTCCTGTTCATAAGCCCTGCGGCAGCCCCAGAGGACGGCACAAATGGACGCGTGTCTGTCTCCACCTGTACCGCAACTTCGTGTTCTGCCTTTGTACAAGCCCTTGCAGCGGCTTCTTTCACCGCATCCATGCCGGAAGTGTCAACGGTAAATTTCAGTACCATGTTATTTACCACCGCACTCAAAATGCTGCATATCCGGGCTTCCGTAGTCCATCATGTCAACTTTGGTGAGGTTGTAGCAGTCATCGTGGCTCAGAACGACGGTCATGTTGTCCGACACGAATTCGCCCTTTACAAAGCACGTCATGCCACCGTTACCCTTGTATGAGAGCGTCCATAGGTTAGACTTGTCCGCCGCTTTGAAAAACGATTGTGGGCCGATGTAATTTTTCGGCTTACCTGTTACCCCGTCCACCGCTACCACAGAGAACGGGATATACAGGTTGACCGCATCCGCCCCTTCAAGGCCGCTTTCCCGCACGTTGACACCCTTTGACGCTTGCAGCATGACCCCGCGCAGGATCGTGGTATAGACTTTCTCGACCTCATCAAGAGTTGTCGGGTCGATCTCCTGCACGATGTTGTAGATCGTTACAGTGTGGGGAGCGTACATCTATACACACCTCCGCGATACAGCAGCCCAGTATGGGCAAGGTATTCCATGCACGTTTCTGCCAGCAGTTTCTTTGCCCCGTCCGTCGCATTGAGGGCAGACAAAGCAGATTCCCCGCCTGTTGCAAACGTTCTGGAGTGACTGCCTACCGTTTCGCTTTTTACTTCCGCATCATTTGCCGCGGCGTTGGCGAGGTTCTTCATAGCAAGCGCCTGCGCTGATTCAATGACTGCATATTTGTCAACGAGCGCGCAGCAGCACATCTTTACCGCGTCCAGATCAGCATGGTCTTGTGCTCTATTGCGCGTGTAATAGTCGAGGAAGGAGCTGGCGCGGACAACAAGACGCGGGAAGTCGTTTTCGCTCACAGCGCCCATGTAAGTGCCGGAGTAGTATTCAAAATCTGCGTAAGTCATCAGCGCCCTCCTTCCAAAACCGCGAGAATTTCAGCCTTTTTCATCGAACTGCTGACCCCTTCCACCTCGTTTTCATCGGCATACGCAAGCATTTCAGCTTTTGTCATGTCGGAGAAAGCCGGGGTGTCAGGGTCAGGCTCATTCAGCAGTTCAGTTAGCCCCCCATCGCCGGAGTGATAGAGCCGACCACCACGCCGTCGATACGCTCAGCGAAAAGAACCATGCCGTTGATAACGGTGTCAGATGCGGTCATGTTGGTGTAATCGGGCTCCTCATGGATACCGATATAGCCGGTGGCGTCGGTGGTGAAATCGAACACCTCGCCAAGATCAGCGCCGTTCACAGGAATGTAGTACAGGACAATATTGTCCTTGGCGGTGGCGTAAATCTTGCCCTTGGGAACGCTGGAATTGAGGATCACGGTGCCAAGGCCGAGGAAGTTCTCAACGTAAGTCATTCCGAACGCGGTCTGCAAGGTAATGTTTGCGCTTGCGAGGTAGTCAGCAACGTCCAGCGGGTTCAGGAAATACACCGCACCGATTTCGTCATCTTCAAACAGCACCTGCAGCTGTCCCCATGCCTGAGCCAAGGTCGCCTGGAAGGTCGTGCCGGACGCCGTGCCCGTGCCGGTTGCGAGGAAGTCGAAAAAGTCTTTACGAATACCCTTCTGGACGTCCTTGAGCATTTCGTCGGTGGTCATTTCTACCGCCTGATCGTAGCCACGATCGGTGATTGCTTCGGCAGAGGTGGCCTTGCGCCACTTCTTGAGCGTGATCTCCTTGTAGTTCACGGCTTCGGTCTTGTACTTGCTGAGGGGAATGGTCTCACCCTCAGCAACAGCGCCGCTCTCCAGCGTGCCAGTGGCCTTGTAGCTCTTGAGCACAGTACCCGCCTGCTTGGAAATCTTTCGGGTAACGCCCAGAGCCTCCATCAGCTTCTTGATGGAATAGCCGAACATTTCGGTAAATTCAATTTCGCGCACACGCGCGAGGTCAGCTTTCTTAATGAGTTTAGGATCAGCAGCCATTTTTATTCTTCCTTTCTAAACAAATCCATATTTGCGGCGATTGCAGCGCGCCGCTCCGCTCTGTCAGTGATTTGCATGATCTCGTCTTTTGTCATTGGCTTACCGTCGTTGTTGAGACGTGCACCCATGTCCACACGAACAGAAGGCTTGGAGACAAGTCCCTTGTACGTTCCTTCGATAAGTGCATCAAGGCTCTTTGTGTCCTTGATTTTCTCACCGTCCATCTCCAATGCGGTCATTTCCTCGCCGCAGCCGCGCATGGCAAGATCGAGATTTGCGCCTGTGATATTTTTGCTTTCAAAGTAAGCCCGAACAGCCTTTTCCTTTGCCGCCTTGCTTTCCTTTGCTGTAATGCCGGATTTATAAGCCTCGAAGTCCGAGTGTTCCTTTTCGTACTTCTCCTTATATCCGCCATCTCCCGCCGCATTGAGGTCGTCCAACTGCTTTTGAACGTCTGGCAGTTTCTCCGCATCAGCCTTGTACTTGCTGACATCAGCCTTCAAGCCGTCTACGGTATCGGTATGTGCTTCAATGATGGTGTCCACCTGTTCGTCGGTGAGTCCCATGCCTTTCAGTAATTTTCTGGTCAGTGCCATTTCTATCTTCCTTTCCTTTGTCCGCAGTTCGTCGCGGCGATAGATTGTATAAAAACCGCAGTGCTTCGCGGATTTTACCCGTAAATTATTTGTAGAAAACTTTTGTCCTTTCTGGTTGCTCCGGCAATCCTGCCGCCTTGCTGAACCTGCTATATTCTGCGTTCAGCCTCCGAAGCTTTATGTTCGCGGCGGTCGCGTCTTCGGAAAGCCCAGCTTCTTTGTATGCGTTTCTAAGCTTCTTCTGCGCGCGGATTTGTCGTTCTATTCGGCGTTGCATCTGCGTCGCTTCATAGGCTGTGTAAGTCTTTCCGTCAAAAGTGCAGCCGAGCCCATCGTCGATATGCTCAAGCTGCTTATCGGTATAGGTGCGCTCCATAACTCCTTCAACAAACGCCGACCAGCTATGCCGACAATTTGCTCCAAGAATACCGGTCACATCTCCAATGCCGCATGTGCTTTCAAAATCTGGATATTCCCCTTTTGACGCGTCGGGGTATTTCTTTGTAAATTCAGCCCATCGATACAGTTTGCCTTGCCATTTTTTGTGGTTTTCCCACCCTTTAGGCCCATCGATATCACGCGCTCCGGCGTGCGCCTCTACTTGCACAAGGTCGGTTTGCAAAAAGTCCATAGACTGTTCCGAGTATTTACGGTTTAGCTGATTTACCGCCGTCATAACCGCGCGGCGGGCAGCCACATCGATCTGGTCGCGGTGTCCGCTCTCATAATCCACGACTTTTAGGCCGCTTTGCGCCAACTGACGCACCGCCGATTTGATAGCCTGATTGTAGCTGATAGCGCCGCTCTGGATTTGCATTGTAGCGTTATCCAGCGCCCATTGGTATGCTTTGGCAGGTGACAGCATTGTGCGCCCAGCGTCCACTAAAAAGCCCATTGATCGCGTGATGTTGTGGAATTCGTCGAGCGTCTGCGCTCTGATTACCTCAATAACAGAAGCGTCAACCAGTGTCTCAGGTTGTGTAAGCCCCGCCATGTCGATAACATCGGTATAATACTTCTGGTTTCTGGCAATAACATCGTCGAAAAGCTCCTTGAGTTTCTTCTCGCTGATTCCAGAGGTCTTGCGGATTGCTTTTTCTATCTCCTTCGTATCGATACCATGCGAACGAAGCGCCCGGATTGCTTGAACAGTCACTTCGTTCAGCTGATCTTTCAGCGCAAGTCTACTGCATATCTCATCGAGGAGCGTATCTTCCAGTCCCCGGAATAGTTCGGCAAGCTCTTCGGGGATGGCGTCTAAAATCGCGGGAGTGAATGGGTAGCTCGCCATTACTCGACCTCATTTTGCTGTTCCGTTACCATGTCCTGCATCTTCGGCATCATTTCTCTTGCTTCCTCTTCGCTCGCCTTATATTTTCGCATGATGTATAGCTCCGGCTTAATAATGCCATCAGAAACGTCCAGGCGCATATCCTGATTGGTCGATGCAGTGTCCTCGATGATGCTGTCATCAAAGTCAATGGAGATTTCGACTTCCTCATCCAGCCCTGCGTCCATGTAACGATTTCCCATGCGGAGCAGAGTCCTGCAAAGCTCTGTGATTGCCTGTTCAAGCAAAATCTCATGCTTCTTGATCGTTCGGAACATAGTGCTGTTCTCGCTGATAACCTGCGTCGCTGTTGCAATACTCGTTTGGTTGAACTTGTAATGATTTTCACCGAAGCCGCACTTGCTGGACAGGATATTCAACATATCCTGCATACCGGTGTTGAACTCCTCGGTACGAAGCGTCATGTCAACAGACTGCAAGATGTTCCCGTTGTTCGCCCTGTCTTCCGGTAAAACGTAATACACAGTCTCACGTTTATCAAAGACCGGTCTGCCGTTCACGTCGCGCGTTGCTTCCGGCTGCACCACAATGCGCTTTTTGCCAAGCACGAACTCGTTTACATAGCTGTCATATACAATATCCACGCTCTTGAGCTGATCGATTGCATAGGCAAACACCGAAACGCCCATCGGGTTATTTTCATCGGAGTTCGCGATATTCAGCCTATCAATGACAAACTGAGGCTTGTCGCTCCCTGTGTGTACAACAGGCGGGATTGTTTCAAAGCCCTTTACACTGGTCAGCGGGACTTCTTCGGAATTATACAAATGGTTCTCGATGTCGTACTCGCCGCCGTTCAGCCTGTGAACTTGAATGTATGTGTACTCTGTATCGTCCACCTTTTTTGTAGAGGCGAACGCGCACTCCCTGATGATTCCATTGTCCCATGTCAGGGGATAAATGTTCGTCGCGCTGACATAGTTGATACGAATGCGCCCAGAATCAGCAATTTCGGAAGTGTCCGGATTGACGAACATTCCCTCAATGACCGGAACATACGCTATCGTCCCAAGTGCTGCCTTACGCTCCTGCGATTCGTTCGCCTTGACCTCCCAGTTGTTTTCCGAGAGAATCGTGTCCACGAACTCCTGTTCTTTCTTCCCCTCAATCGTGATGTTTACCCGCTCGTTCATCAGCAGGTTTGCCCAGTCCTCGCAAACCTTTTTCGCCATGCTTACGGAATATCTGTGGCATTCCAATTCTTCAATGCCATTCCATACCGTGTAACTGTGGAAGTCCTCGACATTCCCTTTGTACCAGTCTCCCCACACGCCGATCAGCTTGTAGAAATCAATGCCAACTGTATTATCGAAGCCCAGCTCCTTTAATGCTCTGCGTATGTTCACTCTTTCACCGTCCTATCATATGCCCGGCGCGTTCCAGGTCTTTGTAATAAGGCTCTATGCTGTACTCAAACGCATCTAGGCTGTCAATATCGGATGTCCCATCATCAAGGCGCTCGTCCTCGAACTTATCCGGGTCATAAATTGCTGATTGAAACGCATCGATCAGATGCGGGCAGTTTCGCGAAACCTTGAATCTCCCCTGCTTCATCAGCAGCACCACGAGCCTGATTCTATCTGTAATTTGTAGTTTCATTGCGTTCTTGACCTGCGTGCCTAGGTGCATCTTCTGCGCGGTATGATCTAACCCGCGAATCAGCACCGTTTCCGCGCTATCTGCTCGCGTCTGGCTATATCCATACTTTGTCGTAACCATCTGGACAAACGTAGCAAAGCGCCGGTTCAGAGCGTCAGGGTCAATCTCTTCGTTCTTGATGTATTCCTCTTCAAGCGCGACCACACGATAATCTTTTGTAATCCCGGTCGCCTGAAACTTTGTCGCGGATTTCGTGCCGCCGAAATCAACGCCGATGGAAATAACCGAGAACTTTGTATCGTTTTCTTCCGCCCATTTGATAGGATCATCAACCAGATACTTTTCTGTGTCGTTTGCAAAGTCCTTGTAAACAACTCCCTCCGCAGCTACCCAAAGGCCGCGCACATACCGGTCATAGAAAATGCCAGCATATATGTTTTTGTAGCGCGCAAGCGTCTTCTCACTCAAACTGGGGTTGTCAGCCATTTCGAAGTGAAGATATAGTGTGTTCCGTTCGCGGTGTCGCTTAATCCACTCCTGATAGAACCAGTGATGCGGGCTGCCGGGGTTACAAGAGAACCACAGTTTTGCACCGTCCACAGAACATCGTGCAAGCGACTGTTCCACGAACGAGCGCGGCATTAGCACCACCTCGTCCAGCAGCACACCCGCCAGCGTGCGGCCTTGAATCAGCGTATAGCTGGCCTCATCCTTTCCGCCGAACACCTCAAAGTAATTCGTCACGGCTCCGCGCCGCACTTCCATCACCTTGTCGCCGCGCCGCCATCGAATGATATAGCGCTCCTTCGCAAGGCTCATCGCCGTAAACGGCACGATGATGTTCTTGGTGCAGCTGTCCACCGTGCGGCCACACACACCAAATCGTTGACCGCTAAAATTCTCCATTGCCCATCGGACAAACGCCCACATCATGATGGAGGTCTTGCCGGAACGCACAGCACCGTCGCAGATTAGCGCGTCATACTTGGAATAGGGGAAAGCAAGGATTTTTGCTTGCTTTGGGCTAATCATCGCTCTCAAGCTCCTTTGCCATTTCCTTTAGGCTCTGACTGAGCGCGTCTTCCCTCACCGTGTCGGCAGGACTGCCGCCGATCATCGCCCACTTATCGATCAGCGTTCCCATCGCCGTTGTGATCTGGCTGAGATTTGCCGCCGCCAGCTTCTCCGGGTCGTTGAGCATTTCAAGCCCCTTGCCGATGAACGAACACACAAGGTCTTTGTGGTCGTTCATGTATTCCATCACATCGGCGGTGTTCTCTTCCTTTTTTTGCTCACACTTTTTCACAATGTCGGCATTCGCCCGCACAAGGTTCTTAACGGTCGTTGCAGACACGCCGTTGATTTTCGCTGTGGCGCAATAGTTGTTTGTCTGCACATAGTCCGCCAGTATTTTCTTTTTCTGCCGGTCTGTCAGACGCGCAGCCATGTCATCACCTCGTCGCTCTCGCGCGCAAAATGTCGTTCTCTCTCTGTTCTCTCTCTTCTCTTTTGGGGGATTATAGGGGGTAAGATAATACGGGGGATGCAAGGGGGAGAAGAAGAGAGGGGGAACAAGGGGGTTTTTCTTTTCTCTCTCTGAGCTATGCGATGTAAACATTTTGCTTGCAATTGCTTACATTTGCTTTGCTTCTGCTTGCATTCTTTGCGTTAATTGCTGTCGTGCTGCGGTCTAATTTCATCCGCCCGTCACAGTCTATTGCCGCTTTGATACGCCGATAAGCGTTGTCAAATTATTTTTGCTACCAGCCCCCGCCCCTTGGCCTTACATAGCAGACTTTACCCGCCCCGAAGGGCTACAACGCCGCCCACATTGGGCGTTATTCTTTCCATTGGTCGCCTTTCCCGCTTAGATTGTCGCACGCTACCGGCAACTACGCTCCGAAAAGTCGTAGCCCCTATTCCGTCAGGTCAAACCGGTCTTGACGCATCAAGACAAGCGCAGTTTTCAGCGAGCATTGTCATTCCCGTGTGAGCCATGACGACAACGGTCTCACATTGTCCGGGCGCTACCCGGCCTCTGGTGCAGACGGCTGGAATCTAACCAACACCCCGTGCTCCCTAAATCGGCACGCGCTCTGCTTGAGCTACCTCTGCATGTTGCGGGGGGCGGTGTGAAAAGATGAAAAGCACCGCGCCCCGCTATGGCGCAGGAGGTAAACGCCATAAATGAGAGAACCGCAAAGGCTTTTACACCTCTGCGGCTTAATTCTCTCATAATTGCAATGTCCCGACTCACTTATAAGTGAGTTTTGCAAAATATTTTTATAAACTTTTTGGGTAGTCCGACCGCCCGAGCAGATAATCAATCGACACGCCAAAATAGTCAGCAATGCTTATCAGCGCATCCATTGATGGTTTCTGCGTCCCCATCTCATAGCGCTTGATAGTGTTTCGATTCAGGCCGCACAGCTCGGATAGCACGCAGCGCTTTAATTGCTGGCGCTCGCGCAATCTCCGCAGCCGATCAGGAAACGTGCTCATTCCCCTCACCACCGAGCTTTCTCTTGACCCACGCCCACAGGTTGCGCCACGGGTGGGATTCTGCGTAATTGGCGCGCTGCTCGGCGTTGTAGTGCCTGTTACGCATTACATTAAGGGCCGCTTGCTTAAAAGCGCACTCGTCATTCGCCCTCCCAAGCGCAGTCTCAGTTTCAGCGAGTTTATTTCGCAGCACATCCGCGTCCGCTTTCAAATTCGCGGTCTCATTTGCCTTGTTGATGGCCTCGCCGTTCATTTTGTCAAACTGCTCGGTCAGGGCGACGTTCTTTCGCTGCATCGCCGCCTTTAGGTTCGCATATTCGGCAATCAGATCATTCTTCTCGTCGATACAGTTTTTCAGCTTGACGATCTCCGCTTCCAGCGCCGCAGTCTTCTCCTGCGCGTCCTCCACCATCTTCGCCATCTGGTCTTTGGTGTACTTCTTGATGTTGATGCTCATTTGGCCACCGCTTCCCCGACGATCATCCAGTCATCAGCCAGCATGTCGGCTTGCGAGGCCAGCCATCCGAGCTGTACGCCGGACGTGCCTACAAAGGCAAGCGCTTTGTTTCCGATGGCCTCGTGCTTGGCGTTAATTACCTCGTGCGCAGCGTTCTCGTAGCTGATACGCTCCGCAATCTCGACGTACTGGTTCTTACCGTTCCAACCGCGGCGTGCGATCTTCATGCCTTTCTTCGCTGCCTCGATAGCAAGTCCAAAGCTCAGCCCGTCAGTCGGTCGATACGCCTCTTCAAAAACCTGCTTCGGGCTGAAAGATTCGTATCCGTCAGAGTAGCGGACTTTGTAGCCGTCTTCCTCGCGCTCCATACTTCTCGGGATGGGCTGGGTCTTCTCGTAAACTTTTCCTCCCTTGCGGATAGCCGGTGCTGCCTCGATAAGTTTCGTTCCGATGTACTTTTTCATAGCAAAATTCCTTTCTTTTTTCGCCCGCAGGCGTTATTTCATTCGTAGCTGTTCTTCCCGTCCCCGGTCGCTCACGATGCTCACGACCTTCACGTCGCCGTAGCGCTCAATGTCCATGGCGATGCGCTCCTTGATGCCCTGTGCATCAGCGGCGGGGACGTTGGCTTTAATCGTGATCGTCAGCATGGAATGCCTCCCTCTCAATCTCAAGCGAACGTTCGCGCAAGTCCCCAAATCCATACTCGTCTTGCCAGCCTAATTCAGAAGACGCTTTCTGACAGCTCTCGCACAGATAGCACGTCCACGGCGCCCCATCGAAAACGCAACTGCGCTCCATCATGGCCCCTTGCTCGAATTTTCTCCCGCAGCCGAAGCACACATGAGCCGCCCGTGTTTTAACAACTTTTCGCCCAACAACGTCCATGTGTTACCCCTCCTTCGGCTCTCCGTAGCTGCAAAAATTGTCCGGCGCAATCTCCATATCGCTGATGTCGCAGATGAGAAAGTTATTAGCGTTAACCGTCGCGTTAACAAGATACTTGCAGCCCTTGCAGCGAGTAACAACCACGGCATCAACGGTGGGAGCTTTATCAACAGCGTTATGGATAAGGCGCAAAGCCGTGCCCCCAGTCACGCTCCATTCTTCATCAGATTGCTCATAGGGTTTAAGGCGTCCAAGCACCCAATCAGCATCAATTAGCCTCATAGTCAGCACCTCCGTCCATCTTCGCCCCGCATGCAGGACAGTAGTTGGTAAATTTAGCGATCAGGTTATATCCCCGTTTGCACTCTGGGCAGATAATAATTCCACTCTCATCTTCAATCCACTGTGCATGCACCACCGGCGCAACGTCAGCGGCGGGGGCATCCTCGATCACGTCGATTGCGTCACCGGTGCCGCACGCACGGCATCTTACTCCGTTGTAGCTATTGCAGCCTATGCAATAAACTTCTTTGATGCGCTTAATTGTCGCCTCGCGGCTTATGAATTCATCCATTTTCAGCCCTCCTGTTCCATGCCTCAGCGGCTTGTTCTTCCGTGTCGTAAATATGCACGCCGCCCAAAATCCCGCCATCGCACTCATAGCTTGCAATCGGGCATTCCGGGTTTTCCTCGTGAGCGTGGTGAAGCATAAAGCCAAGCCCACTATAGGGATGTTCTCTATATGCCTCATCATGCAGATTCCCTTCGTCATCACACAGGACAAGGCTAACTTTACCGCCGCAGAAGGGGCAGGGTTTTAATTCAAACATCTTTCGTCACCTCCACATAGCACCAGCTCTGCGGCGCGCGCTTGATGTCATACGGGGCTGCGCCGAACCTCGTATCGCGTAGACCGGTAAACTCGCTCAGTTCGCGCGGCGCGTCGTAGATGCGCAGATCGGTGATGTGCCAGCCGTAGCCCTTTTGCGCGTGCAGATAATCGTGTATATCCTTGAGATCAAGGCAGGACTGCCGTGCGATAAAATTCGTCGTCGGCTGGTCTTCGTTCTTAACGTAGTAGCTGCCGCCGCGCGCTTTGGTCTCAAGCTCGTAAATGCGGTCGCAGGTAAATTCGCCGATGACCTTACCGTTCCCAAGCGGGCAGTTCAATGATTTCATAGAGCCGGTTTCCAGATAGTCGCGCATAAGCCGTTCCTGAGAAATCGGAATATTTAAGTCCTGCCCTCCAATGGTGCAGTAGATATAGCACTTAAACGGCGTGTCTATCTTCGGGCGCGTCTTGCGCACCTCAATCGTCTTTTCGCCGCTGGCAATTTTCTCGCACCACTTCGGGCGGATGCTCAGCATAACAGCCTTACTCATCCTTCATCGCCTCCAATGCAGTTTCCGCTTCCTCACGAGTAAGGAATAAAGCGTCCATTTATGCCTCCATTCTATCGATCACTTTTCGAATCACATCGCCGCCGTAAGCATTTTTCGTCAGCTCCAAAAACTCCGTAATCGTCATCATGCCGTGTACAAGGTCAACACCGTGGTTTCGGGCGAACTGCTTTCGTCCCATGTCACACGACCCGGTCAAGCGGTGGTGCCAGTCGTAAAAATACTGCGTCGGATATGCTTTCTCGCGGTCTGTTTCGCGCAGAAACGTATCAATGCGCCCATCTTCCGGCATATCCTCGAAAAGCTTGTCTCGCAACGCCTCCATTGCTTCGCGCAGCGTTTCGCCGTGTGCAAAAACATTGTCCTGCTTGACGATGTAGCACGGCGTGAGCGTCAAATCGCCGTTCAAAATTGCCCCGTGCGCAGTGTTGCCGTGCACGGAACGAATCAGCGTATTGACGCCATCAATTCGATAGACCGTTTCCCGATTGAAACTCTTAATTCCGTCGCCGTAGCCGGAGCCGTCGCCGTAGCCGTCGCCGTCGCCGTAGCCGGAGCCGTCGCCGTAGCCGTCGCCGTAGCCGTCTACGACGCCGCCGCCGTCGCCGTAGCCGTAGCCGTCGCCGTAGCCGTAGCCGGAGCCGTAGCCGTAGCCGGAGCCATAGCCGTAGCCGTCGCCGTAGCCGGAGCCGTAGCCGTAGCCGGAGCCGTAGCTCACAGTCAGAAAGGCTTTGATTTTATCATCAAGCGTCATCTCTTCCACTCCTTTACGCCGCGAAGCGACACCGATGCCGTATCCGTGCACGGGATAATCTGGATCGCGCCCAGCACGGTCATTTCCGGGATCGTCACGGTAAAACGGCAGTTGCCCGGTGCTTTTGTGCCGTCTTGCGCCAGCTGCTCCACGGCGCACGCGCCGTCCCAGCTCCACAACTTGCGCACCTCGGTCATAGTGACCTCGGAGCCGTTGCGTTCTTTGATCTTGCCAAAGAAAACACCTGCGCGGTCGCAGCGAACGATGTAGTCCTGATTGGTGTTCATGATGAAATTCCTCCTGATTATTGTTAAAATTTAAAACTCTCTCTGAGTTTGTATCCATGTGCCTCCGCCTCCGCCGTAAAGTAGCGGTGCGCCTCGTTGATGTAGACGACGCGCCCGTGCGCAGTCGTCTCTTTCGTGGTAACGCTCATAATTCCGGTGCTGCCCTGAAATGCGGCAGGCTTCCAGCTAAATGGTTCCCAATATACATGGTCAATACCTCACGCCGATGTAATCCAGAACCCGGCCGTAGCCAAGCCCCTTTTCACTGGGTTTCCATAGCCCATCCGCGGGGTCAAACTTCCCACCGCCGATGCAAAACTCATAGTGCTTCGGGTGCGTGTGCTTCATGCGTTCGAATCGGTTTTCTCCTTTTTCGAGATGAGCGCCGAACGCGCAGAACATACACCCCGTCCTCTGACATCCCGTGCAGTGCATCTTGCAGTCGATCAGCGTTTCGGTGTAGTCGTTCTCGCCGTCGCTGGCCACGATGTCGCCGTAGACACTTGCGATAGGGATTTGCCGATCTACGATAAACCGTAGTACGTCCTGCTCCGTCCAAAAGCTCATGGGCTTTCCCATAGGGCGCTTGCCATCAAAGGCGTTGCAGCCGGTCGCCGTCCAGGTTAGAAATCTCCGCCGCCCTTCGTCCGCCATTGTTGCAACGATAGGCTTTTCTTTTGTCTCCACATCGTACTTATGCGCTGTGTTTTTCTTCATGATCCGGCAGCACTCAGACGATACAAGAAACGGCGCGTCCAAAAGAAAAGCCCAGTTTTCGCAGTTATGCGCAGACGGGTTGCCGTCCTTGTTCAACAGTTCGCCACGAAGCCGAGCCATGCGCGTGCCGTTGCCGCTCCTTCGAGCCAGCCAAACGCAATTCGCCACATCTTTGCTCACGATGCTGTACCCGTACTTTTCTACCACCTGCCGGATGTTCATCTTCGGGCGCAGCCGCACAAGCTCAACAATGATGCGCGGGAACTCTCGCCGCAGCCAATCCGCGTACTCATTGACGAATTTCTGAATTTCAGGATATTCCAGCCCCGTGTTGACAAATACCAGCGTCAGCGGATACGGTGGTGTCCTGAAACTCGACAGGTAACGCGCCGCCAAGTATGCCAGCACCGTGCTATCCTTCCCGCCTGAAAATGACACATAGCTCTTTCCGTTCCACGCGGTGTACCACTGGTCGAGCTTTTCATAGGTTAGGATTTCTTTGTCTTCCAAATCGAGAGCTAAAAGCTGTTTCGCTACCTCTTTCGGAATCGGCTGATTGCTATACCCTTCCACGGCGCACCTCGCATTCCCCGAACATCTCCCGGAACGTCAGGCCCGTCAAGTCTTCCAGCGCCAGCAGCAGCCGCACCGTTGTATCGCGGTCGCCGCGTACCCACGCCGACACCGTAAATTGCGACGTGCCGAGGGATTGCGCCAGTTCGGTCTGGTTGCAGTTCATCTTTTCCAACGATTCCTTGAGCGCCGGATAGGCGCAGAACTCAAACGGCGTTTTCGGTCTCGCGATTTTGCTCATGCGCGCACCTCCCCGAACGCCTCTTCAAATGTCAGCCCCGTCACCGCAAGGATCGCTTTAATCACGCGAATACTGAATTCGTTCTTCCCCGTTGTCCATCGCCACACGCAGAGCGGGGAAACGCCGAGTTTCTTGCTCAACTCCGGCGGTGTCATGCCAGATGACTGCAAGGCTTTCTTGAGTTGTGGATACGCCACCGTCTTAAATGGCACAGCTTTCATCATTCCGCACCACCCGTCTCTCCGAGCAGCGTCCCGACGGTAACGCCCAGCGCTTCGGCAATGTACTGATACGTCGGCATGTAGCTGATGCATCGTCCCTCTCTGAGGTTTAAGATGCTACTGCGCGATACTCCCGCCTTTTCTGCAAGCCCCTTGATACTCATGCCCCGCAGCGCACTCCATTTCTTGATGTTCTCGCCGATCTCTTCCGGCGACAGCATGCCTTTTTTCGCCGGGGGGGATTCCGCCAGAATATCGCTTAACGTAAAGCCAACGCATTCGGCGTATCTATACAGCGTCGACACTTTCGGATAGCTCGCGCCCTTTTCGAGTTTGGCAATGAATGACTGTTCTGTGCCCATCATATCGGCCATCCGAAACTGGCTGATATTTCGCATTTTTCGAACGTTTTTGAGCCGTTCGCCCAACTCTTTTTCTGTCAACATCTTTTCTTGCTCCCTCATTTCGTTCGTTGATAGCGCCGCGTCTTAAACTGCCGCGCACCCCAATAGGCGCCGCGCTCCTGCGTTTGGCGCGCTTCCTCTTCCTTCGCCTCGTTGTACTTGGCGATATCCGCCTGATAGTACGGGCAAGCGCCGTGGCAGCCTACGTGCCGCGTCGGCGGCTTGCAGCTGTGGCAGTGCTCAAAGCTCATCTCACACCTCGCGGATCGTGATGCCGTACTTGTCCTGCATCAGTTTCTTTTTCAGTAGATAATCCTTCGTTCTCGCGCCCTTTGCGTCCTCGACCTCGCGCAGCCAGTGCACCGTACCGTTGCAGTCCGGGTCGGTCGCCCGCTCGTAAACAAAATCCGCGCGGTAGACCATCGGCTTGATTCTCTCGCCCTCGATGGTCGTGTAGCCATCCACGAGCGTGAAATTCGCTTGCAGCCGCAAATCGCGGATTTTGCCCATCGCACGCAGCACTTTCAGCTCGCCGAACCGCGCCGCCTCGCGCTCGGAATCGAACTTGATGCCGTCGCACACGACCTTGCGGTTGCCGTATTTGCTGCGCTTCTTGACTTCCTGCACGGCCATCTTTGCCATGACCTGAGCTTGAGCATCTTTCCCAAGCTGAGAAATATCAATGCCCATTGCTTCCCTCCAACACCGACTTGACGTACCGCAGGCGCTTATTCGCCTTTTCGCGTCGCAGATTGTCGCCCTTGAACACCAGTGGCGTACACATCTCGATCACTCGGTCATAAATGCGCTGATAGTCCATGTTTTTCGGCTTGCACAGCTCGTCCAGAGTCAAGTTCGTGGTGACGATCAGCGGCTTTTTTGCCTTATAGCGCTCGTCAATGACCGTGTATACCGTCTCCATTGCGTACTCGCTGCTGCGCTCTGCGCCAAGATCGTCAATTACCAACAGCGGGTAGTACCTCACCTGCTTGATGATCTCCTGCTTGTCGTATCCCGCGTTGAGGATTCGCGGGAAGCTCGTAATCATCGCCGGAATTCCGCGATCGATCAGCTCGTTAGCGATGCACGCCGCCGCGAAGGTCTTCCCGTTTCCGGTGTTGCCCCACAGCAGCAGGCCGCTGTTCTCGCGCCGCATATCGTCCCATGCGTCGGCATAGCGCTTGCATTTGACGATCTCGTCGCTCATCGTCGCCCTATCGAACCGGCACGCCGTCAGGCTCTTGTCGCGGACTCCGTCAGCACGCAGCGTTTCGATGCGCAGTCGCTTTTCGCGGTCAGCGCGAGCGTTTTTCTCAGCCTCGTATTCTCGCGCCGCACAAGCACACTGACACCCGACAAGGCGAACGTTCCCTCCGATGGGGATGCGGCACTGCTTCGGTGTGTTGCAATGGCCGCAGTACAGCAGCCCGTCTTTCTCGTAGTCGACCAGATCGCGCACAGGCTCTGCCTTTTTCGCGATGCTGTCGATCAATGCGTCAACGTTCATAGGCTTCCCTCCGTGTTACCGTAGTCGTAGACAAACGGCTTATTTTGCGGCGCTTTGCCGCCCTTGTCCTGCTCCCTGGCAAGCCACGAGGTGATAAACCGCTTAATCCCCCCTCGTGTTTTGCGCTTTGCCGGGTTTGCGTCGCACCATCCCGCCATGTTCCTAAGCTGCTGTAGGACGTCAACGTTCGGATAGAGCTGCGACCATTTGGCCCTATCGTTCTCCGACACGTCGAAAAAAGTCCCGTCATTCAGCGGCAAAGAAATCACCGGCGGCGCGTCAGCCGCTTGCGGCTCAGCGCAACAATCTTTCAGATTGGATTCTGGATTCGGATTCGGATTCGGATTGGATTCAGGCGGTGATTCACCGTGACCCACCGTGGCCCACCGTGAAACATCAGAATCCGACGGGGCGGGGTATTTCGATTTCTTCGTTTGTATCCTTTGATGCTCGCTCCAATTCGGAAAGCAAAAATAGGGTTCCCCTGCAACATCATAGAGGAGAATGCTACCAGTGCGTTCCAGAGCCGCCAGCGCCTTTTGGATATCCTGCTCCCGTACTCCCTTTCGGCGCGGGAACACAAACCCTTTCAAAATCTCCGGGTCCGCGCTGCCCCGCCCGTAATCATCGACGTATGTAACCAGATACGCCCATGTGCGAAATTCAAAATCCGAAAGACTGTTGATTTTTTTGCTGGTGCGAATCGTTTCTTTAATCAGTCTATTCGGCATCTGCTCACCGCCTTAAAACGGTAGATCGCCGTCGTCCTCGCTGATCTCTGCAAAGCCGCCTGCGGCGCTCTCTGCGGCGTTTCTGCTCTGGGCGGTATCATTACCCTCCGAGCGCCTGTTGTCTGCTAAATACACGCTGTCAGCCTGCACCTCGTAGCTTCTGCGGCTGTTGCCGCTCTTGTCCGTCCAGTCGCGCATCTGCAAGCGCCCCTCGACGCCGATCAACCGCCCGCGTCCGGCGTAGTTGCAGAGCACTTCTGCCGTTCCGCGCCACGCTACAATGTCGATCCAGTCTGTGCCGCCCTCCTTGCCGTTGCGGTCAACGGCAAGAGGGAACGACACAACGGATACGCCGCTGTTCGTTTTTTTCAGCTCCAAGTCACGCCCGATGCGTCCCATCAGGCAGATTCGATTCATGCTCATTTCAATTCCTCCTCGCTTTGGTGTTGGTGCAGATAGAGCACGTGGCTCTTGCCGATGGCGGCGTTTTGGGCGATCCATGCGTGCGCCTGCTCGCGGGATAGATGGCTCTCCATTGCGCGGCTCTCATAGCTGAATTCTCCCGCTTCCAGCTTGCGCTTCATGCGCTCCTGTATCTCCTCTTCGCCGTAGTTGGCTTCGATCAGATAAAGGTCATAGGCCTGCGCCACAATGCCGTCCAGCGAGGCGCAGTCCGTCGCATAGAACACGCGCTCGCCGTTTGCAAATTCGATATGCCACGCACAATTCGGGACATCGTGAGGAATGGAATTGTAGGACACACAGACGGGGTAGAGAAGGGAACAGGAGTAGAACAGCACATGGCCTGCCATGCCCTCGTCGGTCACGCGGCGGTCCACGCCGATGCGTCCCATCGGTTCCATGAGCCACGGAGGGACGCACCAGCGCAGCGCAGGGCGCAGGAAGTGCAGGCGCTTGATGGTCTCGGGGTTGAAGTGGTCGCCGTGAACATGCGTCAGCAGGACGAGCCTCAATCCCTTGCAGTATGGTTCAAGTTCCCGAAATGGAACGCCGCAGTCAATGAGTATTTCATCATTCAGCAGTACGGCGTTCCCCTTGGAGCCGGTCGAAATGACCTTGACCTTACAGATCATTCATGCTCACCTGCTTGGTGGTGCCGCTCTTTCCGTCGTCCAGCGTACCGAGGGCGTCAGCGGGAGCGGGCAGCTCGTCCTTGACCTCGCCTGTGGTCTCGTCCACTTCGACGGTCGGGAGATCAAAATACTGCTCGCGGCTCGCGCGTCCCTCTTTCAGTGAGGTATACACATTACGCAGGCGCACGATGCTCTGCGCCGTGAACGCTTCGGCCTTGCATCCGATGTACTTTTCAAGGCACTCCATCGGTACGCCGAAGTCATCCTTGAACGTCTGTCCCATCTTGCGTACGCGGTCGATCATGGGTTCATCGCTCTTTCCCATCATCGTCTTGGTACACGCCGCAAGAGCGGCGTCTACCACGTCGCCGGGGATAATGCCAAGAATGCACGCGCGCATACGGCGCGCGCCCTGATTGGCGACCATTTCATAGATGTCGCGCGGGTCGGTGAGGGCAACGCTGCCTTTCTTGGTGTAGCGGATATGCGGCACGGTGAAGATCTTCGTCTGGCGGGTGTTGGTCTCCAAATCCCAGCAGTAGGCCATGACGGTACTCTCGCCGTTCTTCTGCTCCAGCTCGGTAATGCCGAAGTCGAGGTTGCCCCAGTTCTGCGCCATGACCTCGGCGAGACGGATCGAGGGGCCGGTCACGTTCTCGCCGCCGCGCGGGTATTCATAGATCGCGCGCTCGGCAAGGCTCTTGCGCTTGCAGGCGTTGAGAATGCGGTTGTTCGCTTCGATCTCGTCACGGGGAAAACGCTTGGCGACGACCATTGCCGCCTGTACCTCCTGCGCCTGACGGGAGATCATCATTTCGGCGTTCACGCTCTTGGCGCTCACAACTTCGGTGCTGTTGTAGGTCTGCATTTCGTTCATGGTAATATCCTCCTTAAAATAATCATTCGTACTGATAGCCATTGCTGACAAGGAATTGCTTCAAAAGGCGCAGGCGCTCGCGCGTATCGGTCACGCGGAACGACACCGTGAGGCGTTCGACCGCCGCCTGCTCCACGCGCTTCGGGGCGACCTGCGGGGCCGCTGCGACGGTATCTCCAGCAGCGCGCGCTGCTGAAGTAACCGTGTGGCGTTTCACGGCCTCGCGCTCCTCCTCGGCGCGGCGGTGACGCTCGTTGACAACGGAGATCGCAAGCGAGAGGTCGAGGTTATTTTTGTACTCCACCATGATCTCTGGCGCGTTCTCGCCCATCGTGCCGATGGTTTTCATGTCCTGCGCCACGCCGTCCACCTTTAGCTTGATCTGCTCCATGAGCTTCTTCGGCGTCTTGGCTCTGGCGCTCGCCATATCGACCTTAACGCCGGTCTGCCCGAACGAAAGGAAGTCGATCTCGTTGACCGCGCACAGCTCCCGAAAATAGCCCAGCAGCATTTCCTCGCAGCGGCTCTTGATCTCGCTTTCCGTCGCGTCAATCTTGTCTTTCAGGTCTGCGTCGGCGCGCTTGTACGGGTCGGCGATGCACTCACGGTAGACGGATTCGAAGCTGTCGTACTTCTCCATGATTGCGGCTTTAATGGCCTTGCGCTGGGTCTCGGCATCGGCAAACTCGCGGTTCATTTCGGCGCGAATGTTCTTCACGCTGGTTAAGGTCTCGTCGGTGCAGACAAGGCTCATTGCCTCTGCGACGCGCTGCTCCGTCTGCTCCTTCCGGCTCCTCAAATGCTCCTCGATCACGGGGAGTTGAGTCACTTTCATCAGGGTGTTATCCATCTTCGGTCTCCTCCAATTCTTCAAAATACATTTCCTCTGCGCCGCAGTCCGGGCAGAACTTTTCCGTCACAAGGGCATAGCCGCGCTCACCGTCAAGGTTCTCGTGCCTGCGCAAGACATCGGGCTCGTCAAAGGCCAGCCCGCACCATTCGCAAATGTACATCACATCATCGCCGAGACCGCGATGAGCACCGCCGCCAGCAGCAGGCAGATACCGGCAAAAAGCATCGCCTCGTCCGCCTTGCGCTGCTCTCTCGTGCGCTTGTCATGCCGTCTCATCGTCTGCACCCCCTGTCGATAAACGGCAGCAGCTCATACAGCACCTTGCACACCGCGCACGCGCCGATGACGGCGAGCCCCGTCGTGAAGTCGCAGCCGTTGAGCGCGATCACCGCAGCGGCGATGCCGCCGAAAAACAGCGTGTCAATCATTTCGTGCCTCCGATCAGCATGAGTTTTTCCGCGTCCGTAAATTGCAAAACTCGGTCAAGTTCCCAAATTTCCTCTAACGTCCAGCGGGAACGCCCCGCCATGCGGTTACAGATTTGCGTTTCTGACAAGCCGATTTCCTCGCCCAGCTCCTTGCCGGTGCGAATCAACGCTCGTCCCATCGCGCCGCGCACGGCTCGCTCAAGGTCGTTTCGCCGTCGCGTTAACTGTTGTGGCTTTAGCATCTTGCCTTTTCCTTTCTCTCGTGCTACAATAAGCACGGACACAATATCTTGTGGTGAGATTTGTCCCACCCGCCCCGCTCGATGCTGCAACATTGGGCGGGGCATTTTTTACTGCCTTCATATGTCCGCCCCGCTTATCGCCAAAATCACAGCCCAAACCAAAATGACCAAGACCACAAAAACGGCGTTAAACAAAGCGCTTTCCGTTGATCCTGCAATCCACGCTGAAACAAGCATTAAGATAGTGGCGGATACAATAGCGACCAGAGCCCATGAACAGAGAAGCAAAAACCATTTAATAAATCGTTTCATTCGCCCTCCTTATCTGCTCTTGCAACCTGCGCGGCTTCTGATGCTGTTCTGATTTCTGCTTCGGTCACGCCGTACAATCTGGTCAGCGGTCTAATGTACTTGCTTGCGATGCCATTCACGCCGCGTTCCCAGTTCGACACAGCGGAAACCCTTACGCGGAGTTTCTTCGCTACGTCTTCCTGCCGCAAACCGGCATTTTCTCGGATTGCCTTTAATTCCAAGCGTTCTCCCCTCCTTATAAAGTTCAGAACTTTATATTGACAAACGCAACCAACGCCGCTATTATGTAAGTGTCAGCCAACAAAATATCGGTTATAAGTCCGCAAAAACGGGAAATCCGTTGGGGGCTTGGTTTTTTGTTGCCTTAATTAAGTTCTGTAAGGTTATTATATTCACTATTTTAGTGAAAGTCAATCGATTTTCACTAAAATAGTGAATCTTGGCGCATTGTACAATTCCCTCAGGTTTGAATTAGCAGATAAATACAAAATGACATAGGAGACAAAAATGCCGATCGGTGATTTTATTAAAACCCACGGGGTAAATTTTTTAGTGGCAAGAAACAAAGAAAACGTATCCACTGAAAAGGGCTTGCCGACTTGCGATAAAATGCGGGGAAAAGATGCTATCAATTTCCTCCCAACGGTCGATATAAAAGAAGGAGACGTCCTGACTTTCCCTGACGGAAGAACGGTATATGTTTCTGAAATTTCAACAGAATACTTTAATGGTGCTGCAAATTATTTGACCGTGTACTATCAGAAAACGCCTAAGTCGGAACCCCCTGTACCTCAATCGCAAACAGTTTTTAATATTGGAACCGTTACAAACTCGGTAATTGGCAATAACAATTCTGTCTCCGTTTCTATCCAAGCGATGAAAGAGCGCGCCGAGCGAGACGGCGGGAGTGATAAAGAAACCCTGCAAGAAATCGTTTCCATTTTAGAAAAGATTCTCGCAGGGCAAGAAACGCCAAAACCGGGTCTATTAAGTAAATTCGGTGCTTGTATGGAGCGCAATTCGTGGATAACGGGAGCTATCGCGTCTGCTTTAATCAACTGGCTGGTTTAAGGCCACCTGAGTTTCCGCAAAACAGCAATCAAGATCGAGCGTCAAGCGTGCACTACCATCGCTGTTCTGCTCCAAATGATACGCCTTGACATTATTGATCTCAACACCGCCAATTTTTACACTGTAATACTTCCCAAAGCATGAAACGGTAATAGATTGCAAGTTTTCTTTTTTCATAAGGTAGCTCCTTCCTATTTGTTAAGACAATTTTATTGTATTCACTATTTCAGTGAAAGGCAAGCATATTATGGATTTATTTAATGATAAGATTAAACCGCTTTTTGACAGTTCTGGAATGACGGATAGGGAAATTGAAATAGCCCTGGGTCTCCCACGAGGCGTGATTTATAAATGGAAATCCGGGAAGTATAAAAGTTATACGGACTATCTTCCGCAAATTTCAAAACACTTTCACATATCCGCCGATTATCTGATGGGCATTGACCCCCACAAGTCTCCGGTCAAGGCCGAGGGCGTAAAAGAAAGCACACCCGATTCGAAGACCGAGGGTGAGGATGCGCAGCTTGCGCAACTTATTGCCGGGTTTAATCGGTTGTCTCCGCAGCAGAAGAGCGCGGTGCTTGCTGTGATAGAAGGTTATCAACCATCGCAAGAATAACATTTTTCTGCTCTGGCGTCAGGTTGGCAAAAAGTTCTGCCGCTTTTTTCGTTTGTTCGTCCATAATTATGTCCCTCCAAATATTTTTGCAACGAGGCTATATCTCGAAGTAAAGCCCTCGCCGCCTCTGCAACACCGGCGAGGGCTTTTCAGCAGCAGCGGGGAGCGGTCGCCGCTGCTTGTTTTGACCATACCCCGCTTTACCTTGGCAATTCAACACCGAAACATTGCAATAAGACAGCGCTCGACACGGTTCGACAAGCCCTCATCTTGCGACTTTGCGGCGCAAAAATCAAAAAAATTAAGGTGGCGTAAATGAACATTCAAGAAGTGTGTAGAATCCGTAAAGAAGAATTGAAATTGACCTATCAGGACATTTCCGACGCTTCCGGCGTACCGCTGTCCACCGTGCAGAATTTCTTTTCCAAGTTTTCTAAATCTCCGTCCATCTACACCGTCGCGCCGATCTGCAAATCGCTTGGAATATCGCTTGATGAAGTGTTCGAGATCTCCGAACACTTGACGCCAACAGAAGAAACCTTGCAAGCGCGGAATGATGAGTTGGAACGTCACGTTGACGCGAAAGCGGATACCATTGAGATCATGCGTCGCGGTGTGCGTATCCGCAACGGCGTGATTGCTATAATGTTTGTCATTATCGTCTTTCTGTCCGCGTGGTGCTTGTACATTGATTGGAGGGGGATTTGATGAAGATACCGAAAGCAAAGCTACTACCATCTGGGAACTGGAATGTCAGCGTCATGGTAGACGGAAAGCGCGTGTCCGTCACAGCGCCTACCAAGCGGCAAGCGGAAAATGAAGCCGCCGCGTTGAAGTCCGGCGCGAAGTCTGCCGCTCGTGCGTCTGAGCGCACGGTTGGTGAGGCTATCGACCGATACATTGACAGCAAGGACGCGATACTCTCCCCCTCCACCGTCAACGGGTACAGAAAACTCCGCAAGGTGGTTTTCCCGGAGCTGATGAGCGTTAAGTGCTCCGCGTTGACGCAGGATCGCGTGCAGCGTGCCGTGAATAAGATGGCGCGGGAAAAGTCGCCTAAGTACGTCCGCAACGCTTACGGCTTATTTACGGCGGCAATGTCGGAGGAATGCCCCGATAAGGTGCTCCGGATATCTTTGCCGCAGAAGGAAGCACCTAAAATCAAAATCCCTACCATGGACGAGATCAGAATTCTACACGAAGACTGCAAGGGCACAGCATTTGAATTGCCTTTTCTTCTGGCTGTCTGGCTCGGCCTCCGTACATCGGAGATCAGAGGTCTAACATGGGATTGCCTTGACGGCGATATTCTGACGATCAAGCAAGCGATGGTAGACGGTGAGGACGGCCCGCAGCTCAAGCAGCCAAAAACCTACAGCGGCAACAGGCAGCTAAAAGTGCCGCCGTATATTATGGGGCTGCTTAACGCAACACCGCGCGCAGATGAGTATATTGTCCACGCAACCAGAAATGTCCTGTATAAGCATCTGCAACGCGCGTGTGCCCGCTGCGGAGTTCAGCCGTTTCGATTCCACGACCTCCGTCATGTAAACGCGTCGGTCATGCTCAGGCTCAATGTCCCCGATAAATACGCAATGGAGCGCATGGGGCATTCCACAAACAACATGCTCAAAAACGTATACCAGCACACGATGAATGATAAAGCCGTAGCAGTGGCAGATGCCGTTGACGGCTTTTTTGAATCCGAATTTCATCTGTAATTTCATCTGCAATTCATCTGCAAAAACGCTGTTTCGGCGGAAGATAACTTGCAAATATCGCAAGTAATGCGTAAACAGGTAATACTGAAAACCCTTGCAAATACAAGAAAAACCCCGCAGCCGTTGAGACTGCGAGGTTTTTTTATTGGTGGAGGCGGCGGGAGTCGAACCC